GAAGTTGAATACGGCAGCCGATGAGGAGCCACTGTTCGTGACGGCCACAGCCGTCCCCTGCGTGACCGAACCGACAGCAATGGTTGCAGCCGAACCCGCTGCGCCTGCAGTTCCCGCAGGACCTGTTGCGCCCGCTGGACCTGTAGGACCTTGCGCGCCTGCAGGCCCTGGAGCCTGCACGGTGATTTCAGTGCGCGTGTCGTTGATCGAGATAATCTGCTGCGTCAGGTCAACTTCTACGGTCATCGCGTCACCTCAGGTGAAACTGTTGCTGCTCCTTGCAAGAGGCGCGTCACCACGCCGCCTGCGCTCACGAGTTCAAGGTCATAGACGCCGCTGAATGGCGCGGTGAGCGCAGCGGTTGTCGTGGCAGAAATGGCAATGGCGATTGTCCCAGCCGCCCCGCCAAGTGTGATCCCAGCGCCGCTCGTCAGGCTGACGACGCTCGTGGCAGATGAGTAGGTCTCGCGCACCTGCATTCGTGCGGTGTATCCGGTCAAGTTGATCGCGGTGCCTGCCGAGTCCTTCCACGTGACGGTCAGCTCAAACGTCGCGCCCTGGTTGATCGTCAGGTCAAAGCTATTGCCGAGCGCCATCAGCGTGCCAGCCCTTCGCGCTTTCGGTACGCCTCAAGAAGCACCTGCGCTTCAGGGTGCAGTGCGCGTGTCTGGCGAAGGATGCCGCCAAGATCCTGCGAGCCGATCACGCCGAACGGCGAGGTGCGGCTTGACCAGACTGCGCCAGCCTGAATGATTGCGGCTTGCTTGACTGCGCTTGGGACTGCTGGCCAGCCGAAGACGCCGACCACCTTCACGCCGCGATAGACGTCGCGTGGGAAGTTGCGCGGCCACGTGACCGACACGTCAATCTCGTTGTACGGCCAGCCGTCAAGTGCGGCGTTGCCGGGCGCAAGGTTGTAGTCGGTGTTTACCGTCCACGTCGTCTCGTAGGTGCCGTTGCCGTCGTCATCCGTGGTCAGCGTCGTAATGCTGACGAGGTCATCAACGAGGACGTACTTGTATTCCTCTGCCGTGTAGTAGCGCGTCTCCGTCGCCTGACCGAAGCCTTGCTTGCGGTCGGTGTAGAGGTCAATGAGTGCGTCGGTTGCATCGAGGACAGACTGCAGCGCCGTATCGTCGGAGCTGTCGCTGATCCCGATTGCAGCCTTGAACTCGGCGAGACTTGCGTATGACATTTAGATGCCTCCGACTGACAGGACGGTCAAGATTTGGTTGTTGTTCTCGGCGATAGCATAGAGCGTCTGTCGCTCCATTAGCCGGATTGTCACGTGTTCGCCCTTGCGTAGCACAAAGCCATTGGCAAGGCTCACGTCTGAAGCGCCGATCAACACGTCCTTTGAGTTGTTGGCGAGTGCGTGCAAGTGAACCTCCGTTCCAGCGACGCGACCCTCGACAACGCTGGCAGCCGCAGTCCCCACGCTCATCTGCCTAGACGCTAGATACTGAGTCACTCGTCAATCCCTCTTTCCCGCTCTCTAAGCGGCGTTCGCTTCACGGTGGCTGTATTGCCCCACCTGACTACAATGGCGCGCTCTACGTGGCTCGTAGGTGCCTCTGCGTTGATTTTAGCAGCGCCCTTGCGCCCCAGTTTCTTCAGTCTCTTCCAGATGTCCATTTCCCCTCCTGATGCGAACAGGGAGCCGAGCCGAAGCCCGACTCCCTGCCGCTCAACCTAAGCGTCTAAACGATTAGACGTTGGCTGACTGATACGACTTGACTGCGCTTGCCTGAGCAAGACCAGTCGCGCCGCGCACTTCTACCTTGTAGGAGATCAGGCCGAGGTTCCACGCGAACTCGCGGGAAACTTCCACACGCACGCCGCCCACGAGAGCGGTGTAGATCTGCCCAAGATCACCGAAGAGGATCGCCCCTGCGGTGTTGTCCGTCAGGTCAATAAGCGCTGCGCTGTAGACAGGCGCTCCGAGGAGTCGGTCTGCCACATTCGCGTCACCTGCGCGGAAGATCGGCTGGCCCGTTGTATCAACGAGACCAGTGACCACACCGAGCGTGGTGTCATTCATCAACCAGCCAGCCTTAGGAGCGCGTCGGTACGCCTGGTTCACAGACGCCTTGAGCTTCGCAAGGTCGGTATAGGTTGGGTTGATTGACACAGTGCCTGAGCCAGTTGCGCCAACGGTTGCAGCAGCGGCAACAGCGGTACCAGCGAAGGCACCGTGAGCAACTGCGACTTCCGCGCCGCACTTCTCGGCGATCATCGCGCTCAGGTCAAAGGCTGCGTCTTCGGCAAGCTCTTCGGTGACCTGAATGATGGTCGCGTACTTGACTGGCGTGAGGGACAGCGCGCTGAGCGTTCCGTCCGACTCGCCGATCGTGCCAGCCTCAGCAACTGATCCAGCGGTTCCAAGAGCCGTGACTCGTGGGAACTGAATGTTGTTGCCGGTGCTGGTGCGAACGACCGTGATGATCGCTGGGTCAATGAATGGGTTGAACTGTGCCGCAACAACGTTCACGCGGTCAGCAATGGTGACTGGGTTGCCCAGGCCAGTGCTGCGTGAGACATCGCGGTACTCGAACGTCTGCGCGCCGCCTGTGCGGGCCAGTGCGCGGAGTTCGTCGTTTGAGCCTTCGCTCTTCTCAACCTTCGGAGCGATCACCTGAGCGAACTCAGCGCGGGCTGCATCAGCGGCTGAACGAGCCTCTGAAGCATCCTTCTCCGAACGAATCGCGGCCGCAACGGTTGCAGCCTCTGATGTGAGCTTCTCAAAGCGAGCCTGTGACTCGCCCTCAAGCGCCTCGCCCTTCTCGGCAAGGCCAGTCACGATGGACTGAGCCTCGGTCAAGAGGGAAGCACGCTTCTCGTGTAGCTTCCTTACGTCTGACATTTCTGTCTCCTTTTTTGATTGGTTTCCACAATGGTGCGGCTCACCGAGCGGGATGGTCTTTCGCGGGCTTGCGTACTTAGCGCAGCGGGGCGCGACCTCGTGGCTTTTAGAGCGATTCCGATTCCATCTCGGCGAGCAGCAACTTGGCGCGAGCGATGGACGAATCCAACCCTGTGCGCTTCGGAGCCAACTTCTCCGTGACGGTCTCGATCACCTCGACATCCGCCTCGGTCAGCGGGGTCGCTGACTTCAGGGACTCGATGGCTGTGATAAGCCGGTCGCCGTCTACGCCCATTCGGGACGCGACCTTGCGAACGGAGGTAAGACCCAGCGTCGCTGGGTATGCGGGAGTCTGTCCTGCGGAGAGGACGCTCACCTCAAAGAGATTGACTTCGCGCAGCGTGCGCGTGTCCTCGTCCCACTCGTCGCCGTTCTTTGGAATCGTAAAGCCGAACGACATTCCCATCGCAACAGCCTCGTAAGTCAACTTGGAGATTACGCCAGCGGCGTCTGGATCGGCTGGATCAAGGCGAGCCTCAACCTTCAATCCGCGCTCGTCTTCTGTCAGCGCGAGTCGGCCGCTTGCAGTCGTTGCAAGTGCGCGAGTCTCGTCGTGACCAAACAGGAATGAGACAATCTTCTTGCCATCGGCGACGCGGCTCAGCGTGCGTCGGAACGCACCTGGCGCAATCACTTCGGTGAATGGCAGCCCAGACGACGGTGCGCCAAAGAGCGCGGCGTAGCCGGTGAAGGTCTTCTGACCATCTTCGCCTTCTGTCACGGTGAACTCGCCCATCGGCAGAGCGCGTGTCTCAAGTTCCTTCACGTCAAACCTCTCTTCAGTCTCTAGCGGCGCGAGGACGCCATCTGCCCATTCTAGGACGCGCTGCGTGCCATTCTCTGCTGTGGGATCAACGCCCCACAGATAGGCGGCAACGGCGCCTGGTCCTGGGAAGTCTTCGTCATCTGGATTGTTGTTGCGAGGGACGTCTTCCCAGTCGCCACGGTGTCGCAGAATCCACGCCCGCATCCTCGTCACCTTGTCGTCCTCGACTTGTCCAGCGCGCAGCTGACGCGCCTCTTCAATCGTCTGATCGGTCAGCCCTTCGCCCGCGTAGCCGTTGCGCTCGTAGGTCAGACCCTTCTCAGCGGCCTCCTGGATGTATTGCGGCACGTCAATCAGCACGCGAGCCTCGTCCTCTTCGCCGTCGTCTTCGCCGGCATCGTCAGGCTCCCACGCATTGCAGTAGTAGGCGCCGCTCACGTAGTCATCCCACTTCTCGCAGTACGCCTTGTCGCCTTCAATCTTTGCCTCGTTGTAGAAGACGCAGTTGCCGCAAGCGCGACCTTCTGGCACATCCTCAGAGAGTGCGGGTCGGTAGTTGTCTGGCAACACGCGGTAGTCGCCGCCTGGCTCAATGCCTTCGCTTAGCGAGACGGCAACCATCTGCGCGACCGCTGCATCTTTGGTGTCGTGGCATCCGATCACTTCGCCGTCATCCTTGACTGTCGCCCAACCCGCGCAGCCCTCGGCTGTGTCTGTGACGAAGTACGGCATCAGGCTTGCGGCTCCGTCTCGCCAACGATTCCAATGTTCAGTGGCTTCCAGTATTCGTCGCCGGCTGCGCCGATTGGCGAGCGATCTTCAAGCGAGCGAACTTCGTTGATGCTCAAGAAGCCGTTGTTCAGTGCGGTGCTGTAGGAGTTGTATCGCTCCTGCGTCGTGGCGCGGAGCAGTCCGTCAAGCGTAAACTTCAAGAAGGTCTGCTGGCTGCCTGGCACGATGCGCTGGAACGAAGCCTCAAGGTTGGCGATGATTGGTCCGAGTCCGAGTCGCAGCCACTCAATGCCGATCAACTCGACCGAGGCGTAGGAGGTGTTGCCGCCTGGATACTGAAGCAGATGCAGCGGCACACCGTAGATGC